AGAATTATGAACAGTTGTATTTGCAACAAATTGAATACTAACTCCAGTATCAGTTCCTAATGCATCCGAAGATGCTGCAAGAGCAACGTGAGTAGAGTTTGTTATACTAATAGTTGAACCGACTCTAACTGATGATGTATTAGAAGAAGCGATAAGAATCATGCCATTTTCTAATAACGAAGTATCTCCAACTTCAACATCTGCTACGCCAACGCCGATATTAGCTGATACTATTGGAGAAGTTCCAGTTGTATCACCAGCTCTTACTACGAATAATTGATTGCTATATCCAAGAAAACTTGCTGCTGTAAAGAATGTTTCAGCATTCAAATTGGTTGGTTTACCAAAACGATTTACTAGTTGTGTTTCTGAATCAATTAGAACGCGCTCGTTAACAGGTCCCCAACGAAATACACCAGAGATAGCTCCTTCCGAAGTTGCGACTCCTGGAACAACAGTTGACAGATCAATTTCTGTAACATTGATCCCAACACTTTGTTGATAAGCCATTTTATAATCTCCTTATTGTTATTATTATTTTTATAAGCTTTATTTTCTTATATTTATAAAAACTATGATTTAAAAATTAACCCATTTTCCATAAATCACCATCTGAATACTCAAAATCGTCTTCTTGACCAGTTGATATATGGCCAAATGGAACTAAATTTTCTTCCATTGCACTAACATTTTGGTCATACATATTTTTAACAACATCATGGTTAGTCATATCTTTAAAATATGATTGGGATGTTAACCAAGCGAATAGAACACAGCACATAACTAAATCATCATGAGCTCCATCTTCTGCCTGATAACTTATTCCTTTTAAAACAAAACGAGACATCTCATCTAAAATATTAAAATCATTTATTATTAATTTATCATCTTCAACTAAACTTTTAAGTGTAGAACATCCTAAACTCTTTACAGATTTTGTAGTTCTAACTCCAAGTTCTGATTTAACACCAAATCCCATTGTTGCAGCAACTTTTCGAGCTTTACTATATGTTGCTATAATTCCTTCATATTCTAAATCTTCGTGCATTATGTCTACAATTTGTTGACCCAAATCATTTGTTTCTACTAAAACTTGACTATTATTATAATATATAGCAGCATCATGAATATATTTTGGATATATAATTGGCTGTATTTCATTATTTCTATATGTGCATACAACTTCATATGGAGAAATTGTAGCATCAAACACAGCAAAAGCCGAATAGTCTAATCCTACTCCACGAGCTGTATCTACAACAGTAATATATGTATGCCCTTCTTCAACTTCTTTATAATAATTAAATCCAGTTTTTGAAGCATGAATAGGAGTTTGATATGGAATCATGGCAAGTTTTTTACCAGATATAAGTGTATCAGAAGAACCAAGAAATTCAGTTTCAAATTCCTGAGAGAAGTTTCGTTCTCCCATATTTTCAATCTGTTCTTTTCTCCAGTTTCCATCACGCCCTGGAACATCTGACCAAAATATTTCAAGTCTCTTAAATCTATTTCTTCCTTCTTCTGAATCTTTCCAAATCTTATAAAAATAATCTAAACCTTTTGGTGTAGATGTTATTATCATCTTTGTAGTTTGACCAGATGAAATAGTAGGATATGCAGACACATAAAATTCTTCTTGAATTCCTCTTTGAACGAAAGCAAACTCATCAAGATATAGTAAGTTATATGAACCCCCACGAGCGGCTCTAGCAGAAGTCGCCATAGCCTTTACCTTAGAACCGTTTTCGAACTCTATGCTACCCTTATTCCATTCTTTAACACCTGGCTGCAGCCAGAATGGTAAATTTTCGAATGATAATTGAATTCTTGATAATATTTCTCTAGCCTGATCTCCAGTATGAGCTAAAATAGCTATCTGTTGAGGTTCATCTGGATGAGAAAATATAGCAAGCCATAAAATGTAAGAGCCAACTGTAGTAGTTTTACCAGACTGTCTTGGTAATTTACAAGCAGAGAATCTATTATCGTGAAACATGTTAACCATTTCTTCTTGAAATGACCACATAGCAAAAGGAATAATACCGAAATCAGTATTAAAAACTTTAACATAGTTTTTCATAAAATAGATATGATCTCTAGAACACCTTATATATTCTTTAATGTGTTCATCAGACAAAGGAAGTTTGACTCCGCAAGCTCTAATTTGTGGATTTCCTGTGTATGTTTGATTTGATTTTAAAGTAAAATCTGGTAAATTAGTCATTTTTCTCCTGATCTATAGTAGATCTTTTAATATTTAAAATTCTCTGTAGATCAGAAGTAGTTCCAAGAAACATATTATTATTAACTGTTTTTGGTTTATCGCCGCCATCAGTTGCTTTTTGATCAATTCTTTGTTTTGTTTGAGAAAGATCTAAAAGATCCTTGTTTGTTTCACTTATAGTTTTCATAAGCGTTGCAAACACTTCAAATGCTCTTGGGTGTTGAGATTGACTTGCTAACTCTAGCATCGTCTGCAAAGCATCATTACCAGATTCTAATGTAGATATTAAATTGCCTCTAGCATATTCATAATCATCATCAACATTTTCTAATAATTTATTTACTTCTTTAACTTCGTGTTCAATCACTTCTGTTTTTACGTTTAATGCCTCAGCAATGCTATCAATTTGTAATTGATTTTTATTCGATTTCTCTTCCATTAGGATATACCTCTTCTTCTATAACAAAACCAAAATCATCTTCCCAACTAATTTCAGAATACGGTATTGAGTTATTAGCTATTGATGTTGGTGATCCATTAGCATCCAAGCCAGGTTGAACTGTTACTTGAGCATGAATAGTTCTGTTTGGATATTCTGTGGCTAAGTTTGTTTCAGTATAACTATCAAAAGCAATATTAGTTTTAGCCTGTTTGATAATTTTGTCTGTCTGAACTGGACCCCACAATTCACCTTTCATAGTAAAATTTATAGTCCATACTAAATATCTACGTTCTTCAAAACCGCCATCCCATGTATCTTGCGATGATACGCTATTTAATATAGTAGGAATATCTAGAATTATTTGAGGCTGACTTAACATTTCAACAGAAGCAGTCCATTCTGGTGTAAAAAATGGAAGAATCTGTTCTAAAATTTTAGTTCCATCTTCAGCATTTTTTACCATAATATATAAATTAAAATTTAAGTTATATGGAACTGGATTATAGACAAAATCTGCTAGGTTTTTATTTGAATTAGGAGCAGGCATTCTTCCAAGAGTATTCTTTTTTCTTTCAGAATCATATACCAGATCTAGCATTTCAAACGAAAGTCTTGGTAAAAATGCAGCAAAAGGTCTAGTTAGAGTTGGATCTTGATCTACTCTAGCTAATACTTTTTCTTTAGGGCCATATGTTATTGGTACTCTAATCATAGAAGTTACTGCTTCTGTTTCTAAATTAGTTCTTCTAATATAGATTTGATTAAATAATGTTCCAAAAAGAATTATATATTTTCTAATTGAGCCATGATAATAAGTATGATTAAAAATTACCAGTTACTCCCTTCTGAGAACGGATCAAATTCAGTAAAATCAATTATTTCTAATCCTTTTTCTTGATAATAATCATTTTCAGATCCAATAGTTATATCAAATATAGATGTAGAATCTTCAAATCCAAGAGGTATTTCTTGTGTTTCGTCTACAAGTATATCTCCTGATTCTGTAGTCATTCCATCATCTAAAATATTCATATTATAATTTGTAGTTAATCCATCAATATAGTCTATTCCAGTATTAAATACTTCACCAGAATATTCGAACAATTCACACTTAAGTTCATAAACCTGTAAAGATCCCATTTGATAAAATATAGACTCATGCTCTACGAAATTGATTCTAAAAATCTTATTGTTCAATGGAAAGAATATCAGGTCACCTTCATTTGGTCTGATTTGGTCTTGAACATCGCCAACTGCTTCAGAAAATATTCTTCTGGCTACTGTGAATGTAATCTGGTCTCTAATTTCTAGTCCAAATTTAGAAAGTAAATCTCCTTCACCGCCAAAGCCATCTATATTTTTGATATACATTTCAATTGGCCAGGCAGCATCATAACTCGAAGAATCATCAGATCCATATATAGGATCACTATTATTTATAGTGCGCGGAACATAATACATGTCCATGCCATATATCTTGATAGATTCAATAATAAGATTCTCTATCAGGAGTTGTTCCTGAGAGTTTGAGAAGTTGTTAAAATAAAATGAAGTGCCGGGAGGAATTGACATTAGCTGTTATCTGTGTTTTTTGTTAAAATTATTGATTTTCTACCAATTTCCTTTTGAGCAGGATCTTTTGTATTATGCGCAGCATATACATTTTCGTTTTTTCCTACTTCTTTTCCATTTTCATGAGTAACTTTTAAATCTGGATCATTTTTAAATTTGTTCCACATCTTTTTAGCGCCTGGTGAATGACCTGTCGCTACAAATTCAGCATTATGATTTTTAACAAGATGTGAATAAACCTGGCTCATCTTAACTGGAGATCCTTTTCTAGAATGAGCACTTAAGAATTTATATCTATTTTTTCCATTTTCTGTTTTACTTTTTTCGGCAGCATGTACGACGTGATGTATCAATCTGTCTTTTGGATTCCAAGTAAAATGAGAATTTTTAGACGAATAAAGGTGCATATCGCCGACTTCTCCAACTTTTTTAGCATCTTTTTTAAATAAATTAGCTGAGTTATATTTAGTATTGGAAGCAACAGAAGATTCTTTAGAACTCTGTGCTATTCTGTTTTCCCATACTTCGTTTAAAAATGTTTTAAATCTAATCATAAAAGTATATATTTCATCCTATCATATCAGAGACAGGAAGCGAATATGATGTAATCATTTCTGATTCTAACTGAGATATTTGTCCTTGAGCATCGCTTAAAATTCTTTCGCCATTAAAAGAAACTCCTCCAGGTAGTTGCATTCCAGTAAATTTAGTAAGATTCATTCCCCACTGCTGCTTAATAAGAGCTGTAGAATATTCTTGAAGCCATCTATCAGACCAAACGTCTGGATATGTATCTGGATCTAAAGTTCTATATACTTCAAAAAGAAGATATTCTCCTGCTAACATTCTCTGCCAATCCATATCGACATAAATTCTATCTGTGTGCCTGTTATATCTAATTGGCTGTTTTCCGACTAATATTTCTTGAATGAGAGATAAATGAGTTCTGGCGATGAAATATGGAGTCATCGAAACAGAGGTTAGATTATAAAGCTCATTCAAAGCAATCTGATATCTTATGTTAAACAAATCGTTAGATCTAGAAGCTGGATCTCCAATAGGAAATATTCTAATAACTCCCATAATATCATTTGGAACTGTAACGAACTTATTTGTTTTGTCGGTTTCAGTTATTAGATGTTTGTAATACTCAGTTTGAGAACCATCAAAATGATAATCAGCATAATATTTTAATGCTTGATCGATACGATCTTCTAATTGATCATCATCGACATTAATCTCTATTACTGGTTTTCCAAGCTTTCTTAAACAATATTCTTTGAATTCATTTCTTGTTGCAGGAACTGCCATAGTCTATTCCTTTTGTGTTGTTTGTTATATTATTTATAAGAATGCTGTTTAAGACTCTACCTTTGTCAAATATACTTGCCGGGTGGCACTTTTTGGCCTAATGCGATGATTCAAACGATATCATATCATTTACCCATCATGCCACAAAAGATGCGCCGCCGTGATACCGGTGGCGCCCAGGTTGAAAATTTCACCTGACGCAAGCCCGCTGGCACCAATTGCGCCGCCTGAAAGTGTTGCAGCCATTTAAATGATCCCTAAATCAATGTGCTTGCAATTGGGCCAAATGCGGTCATGTTTTTCTGAGTTCACACATTACGGCTGTGCATCCACGTCAATATAGAAGTCCATAAACGAGTCGTTGTTCCCGTCGGGCCCGTCAAGATCGCGCCCTTCATAAAATGTACAATTGCCAGGATTTCCGCTGCAAACAATCTGTGGGCTTCTGACCCACATCACATCTCCATAACGTACAGGGGATGACGTTTCGGCGTAGATGAAATAGCTTCCACTTTGTGCTCCAAGCGCGCCTGTATACAAAGTTGTAGTCTCACCGGAGGTGCGGCACCAGTAATCTCCATTGTCACGCGATTTCACCGCAACCCATGATCTGCTGTCGTAGGCCCTGCCTTTACCCGCGCTCATGGTGGTGAAGCCATCTACGCCACTTTCAAATCCATAGCTGTTGCTATCAAATGCGATGGTATCTAGTTGAACATCGGACCTGTAAACAGATTCCCAGTTTGTATCTATTTCCCAACTCCACACCAACCTAATTGTATGGCCCGCATATATCGACAGGTCAAACGTGCGCTGCACCCATGAGTTGTTAATGCCGGTATGCGTGGCAAGCGAAGCTGATAAGCCAAGTGGTTGGGGAGCTACACTGCCAGCCTTCTTCATAATCAGCTTGTTATGTGGAAATATAAGTCCGGTCATTAGTCTTTGAACTCCCTGCGAGCGATCAACAGGAGCATCACAGCCATGCGTTTGAGCAACAGCTTTGCGCTTGCGAGGTTTGTGACTTCAGCACCAACATACGAAGCGACCTCAGCCGGTGTCATGGCGATGAAGTTTTGGACGAAGGCGTCTACCTTGACTGCGATCCGCGCGTCATCGTCATCTTTTCGAGCCTGCCTCTGTGCAATCTCCTGTGCCGTGAGCGCAACCTCGATCCATGTTTCTGCCCACGCCCCGTTGGTCTTTACCTCTGGACCTTTTTCTACCCTGTATGCCATTGGGTCCGATGGTGCAGGCTGGGGTCCGCGCTCTGATACAGGGACAACTCGATATTCTCCAAGAAGACTCATGTCATCTCTAACACTTATATTTGGATGATCTGCTTTCCACATCTTAAATGTGTAAGGATAAGTTTCTAAGGCATTGCCGGTTATACTTTCAAGTCCATATCTCATATCTTATATCTTATGCTCCATTACTTGCAAACCCAAATAAGGTTGTGTTATTTTTCCATACTGTAATTATCGTATCGCCGGTAGTTTGTAGTGTTGGCGCTGATCCATCATCTGAAACCCATGTAATAGTTGGCCAAGTGATCGCATAGGCCGTGCCATCATCAATCTGTAAAACTATTGATTCTCCATCAGCCATATTATCTGTTAATGTTGTTACGTTACCAGTCATAGTAATATCTTGAACATCCCCATTGGCTGGATCAAGCGCTTCAGTTCCTGTCCAGTTTACTGATGATGGAGTATTTACTACAATAGCACTTATAGTTGGAGCAGTTCCTCTTACAGGGGCTCCTGTACCAGTAGCAGTGGTCCAGGCTGGTAATGTAGAGGCTCCAGCGCCGACGAGTATTTCTGTAGTAGCTCCCGCTGCTAAAGTTTGATGTGGACCAGTTGCAGTCGTTCCAGCAGCAAGTAGGCCATAAGAAGTTGTGCTAGTAGTTCTACCAGTTCCACCCTGAGCAACTGTAACTGTCGATGGAATAGATCCAGTGTAACCTATAACACCTTGGTCGCCTTGAGATCCTGTATAACCTATAACGCCTTGATCACCCTGAGATCCAGTGTAACCTATAACGCCTTGATCGCCTTGAGAACCAGTATATCCAAGAGATCCGGTGTAACCTATAACCGTAGAAGCAGATCCTGTATATCCAATAACCGTAGAAGCAGATCCTGTATAACCTATAACGCCTTGATCACCCTGAGATCCAGTGTAACCTATAACGCCTTGATCGCCTTGAGAACCAGTATATCCAAGAGATCCAGTATAACCTATAACCGTAGAAGCAGATCCTGTATATCCAATAACACCCTGATCACCTTGAGAACCAGTGTAACCTATAACTGTAGATGCTGATCCAGTGTAACCTATAACACCCTGAGATCCAGTATAGCCAATTACTGTAGATGCTGATCCAGTGTAACCTATAACACCCTGAGAACCAGTGTAACCTA